ACGCAAAGAAGATGTATGGATTCGACAAGCCCGGCGTGGGCTCGATGGTCCGCATCACATACTCCTGAACGTATGCGCATCGTGGTATCTGTTACCTGTATCACATTTCGTATTCGTTACCTCATGAGGTACCGAAGATAACATTATTACTGAGAGTTGCCGCCTAGGCTGTTGAGCTTGAGGCCGCTGACTATGTTCATGAGGTTGTTCATGTCCACAGGCTCGTTGCGCTCGACAGCTCCCATTGTGTCTGTGACAACTTTGAGGGTGTTCCTGGTGTCGTCATTGGACGCCCTTGATGACGTCGGCGACGGTTCCCGTGAGGTCCTTGATACTGTACTTCCCTGTCTGTAGGTTCTTTTTGATGTTGTTGACCATCTGCTGGAACCCTGGACTGGCCATAAGGGCGTTGACGTCGCTGATGTCGTCCAGATCACCCATGGTCTTGACCTGCTCAATCACGTCAGACATGATCGGGTTGTTCTGGAACGCGGCCATGGCCCCGGTGAGGCCAGCAGCACCGACAGCGGGCGCCTCCATCTGTGCGGGCTTACCATCAGGAAATAGAACCTGCTCAACCTTCAAGATGTTCTCCCAAAACGCATCCGCCTCGGGGCCGGGGAAGTTAGAGAAGTTGTCCATAGCCAAAGTGAGGGACAGTTTGCCGGTCTTGAAAGCCGGAGAGGTAAGCTTCTTGTCAGAAAGGGACTGGTTGGCTACCAGAAAGCGCTTGAAGTGCTCTACTTCTTTAGCTTTGTCGGCGTCTGATGAGATTTTGCTCAGGTGCCTGCTATTGTAAGTTATGATCATGGGGTAACGGCGCTTGGCGTGCTTGAGGGACATAAAAAACTCTACGAGGGCATCGAATTCCATCTTTTGTTTTTATATACGTCCTGTTAAACCGTTACACTCTCTTAGAAACATCTAATACGTGGTCGAAATGAAGCTCTTTCTGACGATATCTCATCCATTACGAATCAATCATTGGGCGAATTTGGCGCGTTGCTTCTTCTGCGTACCACAGTCAAAGTTCCCCTCCACTAGATCGTTAGCACGTAGCCACTCCTGTATCTTTTCACACATGGTTATTCTGGGTTGCTTGATCCAGTACAGGAACCTGCGCATCACATGCAGATTCTGTACATCGTCCGGTAACTTGTTGTGTTTTGTTTTCTCCACCTTGCGTTTCAGGTCATCGTAATCGTCCTCTAATGTTATGTCCCTCATGAAGTCTTGAGGCGGTTCTATCTTCATCTTGCGCACCACTATGTCCACCAGGGTCTTTTGATCCCAGTCCGTGCAGCGTCTTCCTATCGTGATCTTCCTCAAGTCGCCTTCCACCCTCGCTGTTCTGATGTCACGGAGGCAAAACTCGTTCAGCCGCGGATTGTAGAGACCATAGAATCCGATTGGAGACTTGGTCAGTTCTGCCTTCTTTTTGGATATGTGTCTATCCACCTCAGGTTCTTGTTTGTGACATTGTACCCACCTCAGCCCTCCGGGACTGTTCTTGTCGCGCTCCATACACACTATACCCAACGTCTCCCTATAGAGCCAAACAACCCATGTTTCGTCTATCTTATCATAGAACCCCTTGAAAAAGGTAAGTATCTTTTGCCGCGTGTCTTTGTTCTTGTCGATGCCCATCACATCAGCCTGTATGCTTGCTGTGAGAATCTCCCGTTGGATCACCTCTGGAAGATTAGAGATGGTGATTCTCAGGTAATCTGGGTGCTTGAATATGTTCTCTACGAAGGTAGGGATCTCGTCTATGTAAAGTTGCTTGAGGATGTACTTGAATGGGTCTCCATTCTGAATGATGAGGTTCTTTGTGTAGTAATCTGCTAGTTTGTCATTGTTGGGGACGCGTGCATCCGACGATATATACAAGCGGTCGTCCTGAATCCTTATGTATGCCGGGTACCCGTATCTGTTGAGGAACTGAACATCTTTGTCTATGAACGTCTTGATCACTTGCACTACCTCAAACCTATCCAATTGAGGAAACATGGCAAAGAGATCATCCACCCCAAGGTAAAAGTTGTTTCTGAAGTACTTCCTGACCCCGTCTTCCACGATGTTAGTAAGTGTATGATACAAGTTGTAGGTAGACGGGTCAGGGATGTTTCCTATCTTTCCTTCACATTTGTAATCGCATCCCGTGTAGTCGCACTCGCGCATGCCGTCGTAGCCGACGATCCTGTTCCTGTCTATCGTGAGCGGGCAGTCGAATGCGTTCACCTTGACCACGTGTTCTATCTGCTTCATGTAAACGTCCTTCTTTTCGGATGTCTCGTACATGTCGAGGTCTATTGAGGGAAAGTTTGTCACTTCTCTGTTTGGGATAGACACCAGTTGATAGATGTCTACTTTGAGGTTCTGGTCCCCTCGCGCTATGAGTGCGGCATGAGACCCCAAGCGCCAACCCCTTGCGATGACCTGCGCCGTTTCTGAGTAGTTCCAGTGAGGCGTAAAGATAAACTCCTTCCTGATGTTCTTGAATGTGAAGCCCTCGCTGATGATCTTACTGCCTATAATGACCGATATGTAGTCTCCGTCTAGGTTATCGTCCTTGTTGAACCTGTTGATGATCTGCTGTATGCTCTTCTGGCTGGTTGTCTGGTGCGTCAATAGAGCGTATCGACGTCCCTTGTTGCGCTCATCCCCTCTGGCTTGCGTGAACCCGAACTGCTCCAATATCTTAGAAAACAGGATGCAGCCGCCCCCGTTCACATACTCACAATACACCAACGCCTTAGTCTTGGGTTCATCTAGGATTATCCTGACGGTTTCGGCAAACTTACTACTATATTTTGCTAGATTAGATAGGTTTTTGTTGATAACTTTGACTAGGTCGCCTGAGAGAGTGTATGTTGTGGAGGTCTTTCCTAACGCCGCGCGGGCCTCCCCCCTTCTTTTCACATATTTTTTGAAGCCGTCTGTCCCGTAGGATCCATCTGGAAACACAAACAGAGAGGCCTGTCGTGCGTTGATGAAGAGACTCCTGTCACTTCTGTCCTTCTCGTATGCATCAGCATACGCCCTGCTTTGGAAGTCGCTCATTGTGCCTGGATACACTATGAAATGATCAAGGGATCCTTTCCTCCTTCCTGCAAAGACCTTCCTCACATCTGACGTCATGGCCTTGAGGTACGATATACGTCCTTTTGTTTTGTTGGCCATGTTCTCAATCATGTCAGCTTTGATTGTTCCGTTGGGGTTAAAGTAGGCCTTTGTGAAGTCTTTGTCCACGGGGAATTGGTTATCCAGAGGTAGGATTAGATTCATAACGCTGGCAAATTCTGCCGGATCGTCCTTCATGACTGTGCCAGACATGAGGAGGATCTTAGATTCTTTTACTACATGGAAGAGCCTGTGAAACTGTTTGTAGATATCCAGGGGCTCGGGCAGGCCAACCGCTCTCTTGTTCACGAGGAAGTTTCTGACATCATCGTCCTTGCGTACGACCCCATCCTTTTCTCTGAGGTTGTGTACCTCATCAATCACAAAGATAGTGTTACTGTAGCGGTGGGCCAGTGTCTCATCGGGCATTTTTGCGATCTCCTTGGCAAACGTCTCAAAGGTGTTGAAACGATAGAATGCGGACGTGATCTTGTGTGTTCTATGGATGCGCTCCAGGTCCGAGAGCTTGTCGTAGTTGTCAGGGATGTATCGTCCATCTGTGCATGAGAAGAGGAGTTCCTGTGAGAAGTTGTTAAGGAGGCCTTTTCCTTTGGCGCAGACGACGGCGCCGTTGATGTGTTTGTTTTTCTCATAGCGCAGCTGCTCAATGGCCGCTATAGCTGTACAGGTCTTACCGGTGCCCATCTCGTGAAAGAGAAGCAGTTCATTGTAAGGTGTCACAGAGGACATGAACCTGGCAATTATCTTTTGGTGGTTGTACTGTTCACCCTCCCCCCTAGTAGCCAACTTCTCAAATCTGGGAAGTTTCAATGACTCAAATTCTTTCTTTGTCACAATGGCATCGTTGAAGGAATTCCCTTGATAAGGGTTGAGGCGTGGATCTTTAAACTTGAAGATGTTAGGGTACTTGGGAAAAAAATTCTCAATCTCCATCGTGTTTTGAGTAAGGCAAGAAGTATATAGGGCAACACCTTCAAAGCCGTACACTCATAACCATAGAATAAATGACGGACGGCGATTCCGTGCGCTTCTGCCTTAGGGAAATAGATTGAACCATATATACTGCTATTAAAACTACTTGTAGCAAAACTACTTGTAGCATTCAAGTGAAGGTGATTGTACCTGGAGGAAGAGGCTACAACCACGAATACCCTCATCATGGAGACGATGACACGCGGCGTCTCTTTACCTCTTCAACTAAGTGATGGTAGTGTATATGAATTTCATATGTAATGTCTGTGAAACAGGCCGTATACTTGGTAACCCCGACGGGGTTACCAAAAGACACAATGTAGCGTGCACCTTAGGCGCTGATAATCTTCACAGTTACACCATTCTTCACGTTTCCCCAATCACCGGCACGGCTCATCTCGACGAGGCTGAACTGATCCTTCTCATTCAAGGCCAACACAGCTATTTGCTTCACGTTACCGACGCTCTTGAGAGTGTTGGTAATGCTGTCCTTGATTTTTGAGGCAGACAACATCTTGAGGGGTTTGGGAATAGGACAGGATCCATCCTTGCACTCCTTCTTGGGAATCGCTATATTGCGCTTTTTCAAGGCTTTAGTGAGCTCATCACTATCACCATCGTAAGGAACGATCAACATGCTCATTTTGTGTTTATTGGCGTATACATAACCCCTTGTACTCATTCTTGTTTTGCCTTCACGTCTCGCTTTAGTTGCTCTCCGCCCTTAGTATGAATGATGAGAGCCTTGTCGAGCCCCAACATCTCAGGACCCAACTCCTCTTGCTCATACAGGATGAAAGGTTTGGCCTCTTCCAGGTAGCACTCGTCGTAGCTCTCGTCAACAACGGCTGTAACCTCATCCTCTCTCTTTTTCACGATTAGTTTAACTTTGTCGCCCTTGATGTAATGAACTAAGAGGAATCGATCGTTCCCCAGAGGGATTGTGGTCTCATACCACCACTGCTTCAGTTTGGTGATCTTCTCTTTGTATACGGCTCTGGCCAGCGTTTTGAGGAATAACAGAGCACACAGGATAGCGGTCTGCCAACTCCTGGTGATGGCATGAAGAGCAACAAAGGCGCCAACATGGTCCTTTATCAATGGCCAGTAGATATCCTTTACAGCGAGGAGGTTGATCAATGTAAATATATAGAATAACACAGTCACAAACATTTTCTGTTAGCCCGGATGGTTGTTAAATCGTTTATCGTGTTTGTAAGGGCAAGTGGCATCAAATCAATAGGAGGCGCTGAGGGTATGGCTGGGTACAGGCTCTCATAGATTGGATACGTTGATGAGGTTTGACGTAAACACGGTTGCTCGTACGCGGGCTCTTCAGAATGTGACAAGAGGCTCAGAGATCTTCTATCGAGCAGAGATTGGCGCGCAGCGAAGCCGCTAACACTGGCTGTTCGCTTACTGTCCATGCTGTGTTTTTGATATGTTCGTGGAGGTATAGGAGGAGGTGTTGGCGACGCTGGCGCCTCTTGAGGTGACACATCAACAAAATCCATTACAAATGATGTAACCGAAGTCCGATTGTTAGGTGTTATCAGGGCTGGCCTGATTATACCAGATACGTTCTGTGAATCCATGGGCAACATGGAATGAACTAAGGCTATGATCTCAGGATCGTCTGTTCGCTCATAGACCAAGTCAAAAAAGGTGAGACCACCACAAAAGGTCTTGAACCAGTTTACCTTCCCCCTCTTTACGATCTCTTTCACGAGGGCCTTGTCATTTAGGTTGTCAGCGAGCAGCTCGGTAAAGTCACAGTATTTGTACATCAGATCAACAATCCACTCATGTTTCTTTGCGCTGGGGTGGGTAGTGAGGAAGATGAAGATGTTCTTGGTGTTGATATCACGTTCGTGGAGGGCCTTGAGGATATCTACTACATCTTCTTCAGACGTACATCTCAGGAGAGTTTTCTCGTCGGTGTTAAAGATCGGGTGCTCGCAAAGTGGGCATTGGGGTTTGTAGATCCCATCAATACATGAGGCGTGAAAAACATGCTTGCACAGGAGTTTACGCCCAGGGCCCCTGCGTCGCGAGCCTCTCCTCAGATCTATGATCTTGATCTTGCTCAAACAGATAGAACAGGTTGGTTGGAACTTCATTTTATAACTCATTTATAATCACAGTGGTGAAACGGGCGGGATTGTAATGTACATTACCTCGGTTTCAAACCAACACTTTGTAGACGCTCTTAGCATACATAGTATTATCATAGCATCCCGTTTTTATAGTAAGAGGAATATCTGAGTTAACGATTTGTGTGAACTAGAGAAAATGAACTTGGAAAATATCATCGTGTGCGCCATATGTCTCGTGGCCATCGCCATCGTAGGCTACTTCATGTACACCAAGGTTACGGCCCAGAACCAGGAGATGCTCAAAATCTCCAAACGCTGCGAAGCCATTGAGATGTTGTTTGCAAGACCCCCTCCCCCAGATGACGACCTGCAGGCCATGTATAGACCCAAGTACGCGGCCGAACGCCCAGCTCCGGTTAACTCCCAACATCAATCCCAAACCGAACGTCAATATGATAGACCGTCGCCCAGATCACCTCCCTGTGAATCCGCCATGTGTGGCCTAGAACCTCTCCAGATCGACACAAATGAAGACGAACTGGACTATATCGTTAATGCCGAACTAAACAAAGTCATCGAGGAAAATGCATCCCCAAAGAGGAAGACCGGTAAACGTACCTAAGTGAACAACCAAAGTACCCCGGGGACGGATCACTCATAATAGTCAAGTTATATAATAGTTATATAATTTGGGATTTAAAGGGCTCTAAAGATCATTCCTATGGAGTAAAAACATCATGTTATTGTATTCTAAACTATACGACTTGCTCACGGGTCGAAGTGCGAGCGGTGGTAGACTAGCTCTCAGATGCACCGTGAAGGAGCTCTACGGCCGTAACGACAAACTGCGCTACGTGCACTTCAACACAGAGAACGGCATCCCATGCTTACTGTACATACCATCAAAGCATGAGATCAAAATGGACACTAAGAAGTTTCTATCCTTGTCGCGATGGAGGGATAACGACGTCAATTTTGAGGCTGTTCTGGCTGCTGACCCAGATGTGTCTATCGTGAAGGAAGTGCGGGCCACGTCATCACCACAAGGGTTTATCGATCTCATCAAGCGCCTCGAGCCGTCACTGAAGTCTATCCCATACAAGATAGGTATCATATCGGAGGAGTACCTGATGGTACTTGACGAAGAAGGTGAGATAGACGTTTTTTATACGAGTGGGCCTAAGGAGACCAAGCTTCTCGTTGTCTTGGATCTTGAGACGTTACTCTTCAAGAACATCATACCGGAGTTAGAACGAGTACATAAAAACGTGGTAAAACTAATCCAAGACTCAACAAATAGGTACTGGGAATCGCTGCTAGAGTTGTTAAAGAAATGTCATCAACTCAAGATAGTCACTAAAGGAAAACAAAACTTGGACAACCTGGGGTTAATAGACCAAAGCATGAAGATGGGCATGTCCCACAAGGCTATCAAATTGGCGCTCGAGTGCTGTTTCGATGAATAAACTGGTAAAATACTCTATACTTGTGGGTCAATCTTGAAGTGGGTGATTTGGATTACTGGGTCTGCGTAATTGAGAACGAGGGCCGTCTCAGGGAACGTGATGACATAGACTACGACAGTTTATAACCACCAGTGGTTATAAATTCGGTGTCGATAAACACCTCACTTCTCTTTGTTGATTTTGATCTTCTGTTCCTGTACTACATCGCTGGTCTTATTGAGGAGTTGAATCGCGAATTCCTCGTCGTCAATGCCTCGTGAGTAGAGCAGATGACGTACTCTCTGCTGATGGTCTTTCTTGTTGAGGTTGATCTTTTTCTCGTGGCTCGCTAGTGTGATGTACGTGTTGTCGTCTACGCGAATGCCCTGCTCGTTTCGCTCGTTGAGGTAGCTTTGGATCTCTTTTACCAACTCTCTTTCCTGCTTTCGTAGTCCATTGACTATCACTTGGTATTCCTTGATCTTGGCCTTGGTTTGAATCAGGGCGTTGATCGTCGCTTCTATTGTCATCATCTTTTGTGTATTCTTCTAACGACTTTAAACCGTATGCGTCGATGTAGATCTGTCTTTCATTTTCTTCGAGCATGTCTGGGTGAAGACCGTCACGTAGCATCAACCTCACTTGCGCGGCTATTTCTATATTGATGGTGTGAGGATTAGGATCGTTGGCCTTATCGTACAGGCTTTGGGCCATCTTCTGATACCTGTACAGTTGGTCAGGGTCCATGCGTTTGATGGTCTCTTCAATTGCAGCGTCATTCCAAAGTGATTGATCATTAATTCTACTCATTTTGTATATATAAGATACTACATAACCCATTCAGGCGGATGAGGACCAATGTATGTGAAATGTAACCCCGAAGGGTTACATTTTGATGGCTCTTATGAGCCGAAGCCTAATAGGAAAGATGCCGCATCCTTGTACACTTAAGTGAGTATTTAGTCTGAATCGGAGTCGTCCTTGATGACCTTCTTGGTAACAGACCCAGAAGACGTGTCGTCTTCGGAGTCGTCAGAATCATACAACTTGGTCTTTTCAGCCGACCTGTTCTCCGACCTGTTCCTAAAACGAGCAGGCATGATGATGTTGCGGGTGGTCTTGGACTCGATGAACTCGCTCACCACAGCCTCAGACAGCTTTACCTGCAGGTAAGGCTCCTTACCCACAAACACGCTGTCAATCACGAGCATGGTGGTGGCTCTGCAATTTACGTCCTTCTGAGAGAGCTTCTTAACGACCTCGTCCTGATCGAGGGCCCTGATTCCCTCACCCTCATCGAGCATGAGAAACGTAGTCTTCATGAAGTTGTTGGTTGTTACAACCTTGGGGTAGACGTAGACCGCGTCGATGCCATTCTCCTGCTCCTTCCTCTTGACGATCTCCATGCTATCGACATTAGAAGCCCACTTCTTGTCGCGTTGCTTACCGAGAGCAGCGACCATCTCCTTCTCCTTCATAGCCTCCTTGACCTTCTCTGTGATGTCATCCAACATCTTGATAGTGGCGTCCTCGACTTTAATGTCCTCTGTATCCTCCTCGCTGATGTCCTCACCGTTGGCCTGCGCCTCACGAAGCTTCCTATTAACCATGGCAATGCACATCTTGGGGGGCGACGACTCCTCAAACCGCGAGATGCCGTACGAGAAGAGCTCAGATGTCTGAATCTTGAGTTTGTCTAGTTTGTCCTTCTTTCCATTGCTATATTTGTACTTGATGTTGACCCAGATGCCCTTCTGCCCTGGGGCAGCGGCGTTCTTGGGCAACTCGACGACGATGTTGTCGACATTGAGTTTGTGAAATGCGGCGTCTTGCTCGGCGGAGATAATGTTGACAGTTTGGGTAGACATTATTGCTTTACTTTTTTCTATCATCCTTACTATCTATAATTCAATTTTTGAATAGAGTAAGCGGATGATTGTAACATTCATGTATTGACCGGGCAACCTCGTAAACCTTATGATTGGGCGAAATTACCCAATCTTTTCAATAATTAATGATGCGGATACAATATTTGGGGTATTACCGGATACTATGGTAGCACGTACACCAATATTAATTGTTCCAACATTATTAAATATAACAGATCCAGACGTACTTCCTTGTGTTTGCGTTGATGAAGTAATAGAAGAAATACTAAATCCTTGCACTACTGGTGGTAGACCGGTTCCCAACGGAGCGGCTCCCGTATGATCATATAAAAAGCAAGTAATTTGATCTGATGATGCGAATGGACCAGTAAATTCAGTTCGTGCACAATAAACACTAATACTATAAATTCCAGGAGTAATTTGAAACTGGGTTGTACTTGTTCTAGTTATAGACGTAGAGTTAATATACTGATCAACATCAAATATTATATCGCTGTTAACTGCAAGTGTTTGAATAGCAGTACTTGCATTAGCATAAAAAATATCAAGAGTATTTGGCCCGGTCGGTCCAGTTGGACCTGTAGGACCAGTTCCTCCGTCAATGCCGGTTGGACCTGTAGCGCCCGTAGGACCAGTTCCAGTAGGACCTGTCGGTCCTGTAGGACCTGTAGGTCCAGATTGATATTCCCATTGGTTGGTTGTAGTGTTGTAAACAAGGGCTTGTCCGTCTGAGGGGGATCCGGATGCAATCTGGATCCCCGATATAAGAAGAGCGTTGTTTGGTGGTGTTGTGATATTCAAATCAAATGCTGTACTACTCATTTCCTTTTATATGACTTAGAAAGTTTTTTAATCATGATCTGAATAACACACGATTTATGGTTTACCCTTCGTGTGCAAAAATGGTCAAAACGATTTCAATCAAAGAACTGAATATAGACTCCATCAGGCCTAACACTGAGAGTCTCAAATCTAATCTTGGCGGGTCAAAGATCACCATCATTGGCAAGCCAGGCTCAGGAAAGTCCGTTCTGATCAAACATCTCCTATACGCCAAGAAGCACGTTATCCCCACCGGTCTTGTCATCTCCGGGTCTGAGGACAGTAACAAGTTCTATTCACGTCTCTTTCCAGACCTCTTCATCTACGAGAAGTACAAGAAGGACGTGGTCGAAAACTTTATCAAACGTCAGAAACTGGCCAAGGAACACCTACCCAACGGATGGTCCGTCCTTGTAATGGACGATTGCATGGACGACATCAAGATCTTTAACGACCCTTTGCTTCAAGGACTTTTTAAGAACGGGCGGCACTGGAACATGATGGCCATCTTCGCGAACCAGTACGTGTTCGACTTTAAGCCCAACATCAGAACCAACATTGACGGGGTCTTCATCTTCAGGGAGCCCAACCAGGCTAACCGCGAGAAGATCTATAAGAACTTTGCCAGCATCATCCCCTCATATACCATCTTCTGTCAACTCATGAACGAGCTCACTACTGACTACACGTGCATCTACATCAACAACCAGATCCAGAGTAATGAGTGGACTGATGCAGTCTTCTATTTCAAGGCTGACCAAGTCCCAGACTTCAGGTTTGGTTGCGATGATTACCTCCAGTTCGCAGAGACGCGGCAACGCGATGAGGAATAATACAATACATACTTACCGGCATTGGTCATAACCTTGTCATAACCCCGAGAGGTTATGACCAACTTACCTATGCTCAAAGAAAAGTGTTATCACATTTACAGGAATGGGTTAACCTTGGCCCCTCTTTCTTCCTCAGTTCCACTATCGTCGTCATCGTCATTAACAGCCGATTGCCTGCATGTCTTGTTGGTCCAGTACTTTCCTTTCTCGAGTTCGCCCCACTGCGTGATGAAGTGCTGTCTGACAGCACTCCTGGTCGGGGTGATGTGGTTGGGACACTCCTCTCTGAACCACTCCTTGAAGTGAGAGTACAGGGTAGCAGGAGTGAGCTTTGTATCCTTCTTTGTGAATACACATTGCTGTTCGAACTGCTTGTAGATGTCGTTCTCCTGTCTGTACATGTCAGTAGCAACCCTGACCTTTTCAGGTTCTACAGGCTCAAGCTTCCTGATGGCACGCCACCTCTGGATAAGGTACCAGGCCAGCGGTTGTGTCATCTTTGGGATCTTGTCCGTGAAGTTCTTGTCCATAGGAAAAATCTTCTGGTTGATCTGATCTTCAAAATCGTGAGGGCATTCATGTTCGAGTTTGAAGGTGCTCTCGAACGGGATGACGCGGATCCTATTCCATGTAGCCTTGTCGGCGTCTTTGATGGCTGGAAGTTTGTTACAGATCATATGTAATTTGAACATAGGTTGGATTTCCCTCGTCTCCTTACCCTTCTGGAACAGGTCACGAGCCCAGTATGAGTCATTGCCGGTCAGCCCTTTGAGCGTGCCGGAGCTGATCATCTCATCGGCATTGGGTTCATCCATCACTGCCCACCTCACACCGTCGCCGGCGCGAGCCATCTCAGGATTGGCAGCTCCAAGGTTGGCCTTCTTTCCCGTGAGGAGAGATGTGCTGAACTTGACGGCCAGCTTGCCGAGCATCTTCTCAAACAGGGTCTGAGTGACCGTCTTGCCGTTGTTGCCCTCACCAGTCCAGAAGAGGATAACCTTGTGATGGTTACCTCCTACAAAGACATGGCACGCCTGGTCTAGGAAGTAGTCGCGGACCTCGCGGTCCGGGAAGACCTTCTGAAAGAAGTCGTCCACCTCCATCACGTCAGGGTGGTCAACGGACCCGTAGTCCATGTACTCGATGGGCAGCGCGACTGAGATGTAGTCTTCTGGGTTTCCGTCTCTGAAGATGTCGTTCTCGAAGTCGTAGACGCCATTATTGAAGGCGACCAGGTAGGGGTTCTTATTGAGAAGATCGTAGAACGATGGGTTATAGAATACCTCCTGTGACTCTACCATCACATGGTTCTTGAATGGTGTGGCTTTACACTGTCTGATGAGGTCGTTGATCTTCTTCAGTCTTTTCTCACAGTCCTTTTTCTCAGGATCGTCGCCTTCCAGGGCCTCAAGTGTGCTGTAGATTTCGCGGCGTTTAGACTTGAGTTGCTTGATGATGATACCATTGTCGTCTGAAATGCGCTCTCGGAGGCGAGTGCCCTTGTCAAGTGGCTTCCAGATGTGGTCTTTGAACTGATACCACTCCTTATTGCCGATTGAGGTGCACACGAACTCATTGCCGTATTCGTTGTTGAGGATTTTGGCAACGTCGTTGTGGCATCCGTTAACGGCCTCAATGACGAGGTGGTGAGTCTTTTCGTCGATCATCTTTTCATACTCCTCGGGGCTGTCCTGCTTTGCGTAGTATTTGAGCGTCCCAATGGTGAAGTTGTTGGGACGCATCTTTTGCCACAGAGACAGACACTCGCTCTCGTCAAACTTGTCACTCTGTTCAGAGAATTCGAGCCACTGCGAGAAACCGTCGTCGTCTCCTCCGCTGATCTGCCATAGACAGAAGCCGACGCGTAGCCAGGTGGAGCGGTCGTCTGCGCGTGAGGCGTTCATCATACCGATGAGTTGCTGCGCCTCCTGGAGCTGCTTCTCGACAGAGTCGTTGTCGTACTGCTTCCTCTTGGTTTTGACCATCTCAAACATCTTCATGAGGGGAGTGGTGACGCTGGGTTTGGGGTTGTAGAAGTAATGGTTGGCCCTGTCGTAGAGAAAGATTGATAGGATGCGTGGCAGCATCTCCGTCACGCGACCATCACATTTTACGTCGTCTGGTGATTCACCCGGGTATCTGTTACAGACATAATCGGACAGGCCTTCTTCAAGGGAAACCTCCTCCACGTCTTTGAGGAAGCACTTTGTTGCTTTGTAAGGGGTGTTGTTATGTTTTCTGGAACCGTAGAGGAGCCAGTGGACGTTAATTGAGTTGGTGTCGAGAAAGTCCTTGGCCCCGATGTTGTCAAATAGCCCGCTGATTCGTTCTTGAACTTTTGGGATGATGTATACCTCCTGGGCCTTCTTATCGAGGAACAGTTTTGGGAAGTGGAGATGGAAGCCGTTCTTGATGTACTTCTCACCGCCGATCTCAGTCTCGTAGGGTTTCTTCTCGAGCAGCACACAGGTGTATGCGGCGTCCCGCTTGTCAGCGGCTGTGTTTGAGAAGTCTACAACCTCATGAATGGCCTGTTGGTACGCGCCAACGACTTCCTTAACCTGATTGTCGGTGTAGAGGTGAGGGCGCTTCTCGTCGTCCTTCGAGAGGATGGATTTCTTGACTCTAATGTCTATGTCGACGAGGATGGGTGTCTCTTTGCCGGGGTTTTCGGCCAAGTAGATGGGATTTTTTTGAGATAGGGAGTTACTGTAGATTTGCCAGAAGTCCTTCATCTTGGACCCGAAAGCGTATATGCCCCTGGGGGTGCCCATAGACACATGTGTGTGGGCGGGGTCGTTGGGGGCCTTCATCTCCTTTAGGAACTCATTTAGAGCGGCGGTTGATGCAGGGGGATTCTTACTCATCCTTTTAATATCTTAGATTGTTCGTCAATAAATATCTTCAAATTTTCCCACGATATGGTTGATTTTTCATTAATGAAGAATGTCTAATTACAATATCGTGTCTTCCACGCCTAAAATGTCCTTGATTTTTTCTATTAGATTGAGATGATCGTCGGCCGACACGCCGTTGTTTTTGTGTGTCTTGACGCCGACCTCCCTGAGCGCTTTCACGACATCTATGCCTTTGTTAGTGACCGGCGAATCAAATACCTCCTCCATTGCGCACCCGTCCACTGCGTACGTCTTGACCCTATTGAGATGTTTATTGTAATTCTTGCGGAGGCACCTGATGACTATGTATCCCATATTGTGAAGGTGAGAGGGCATGTGAGGTGACGCGCTGAACGATTGAGACAACTTAATGAGGTTAACTACCTCCTCACATCTTGAGTCCGTAATCACCTTGTTGGTCACTTCGGCTAGCCGTTCGCTCACGATCTCTTCGACGAGGAATGTGAGGTTGTCGGTCTTGCTGGACAGGGCGGCAAGTTGCTTGGTTGTCTTGTCGAGTTTGATCTGGATCGTGTTGTCCTCAATTGATTTGGTGAGGACAAGCATGTGGGCTACGCGAGCAAGTCTGACAAAGAAGCCCCTGAATAGATTGTTGCAGATGATGCACAGGTCTTTTAGGCAGTGCCCCTTGACCATGTATATACTCTCAGGGTTGGCCTCGAATGACAGCTTGTAGTCGGCGTCCTTGTGGAACATGGTGAACAGGATCTGTTGATATAGTTGATTCAGGTTGAGGTTAGTGTCCTTAATGAGCCATTTCTCAATGAAGGGTTCGTCAAGGAGGACCCACGATTCGTCAAAGTCTGGTTGCCAGAACAGTTTCAGGAATTGAATATCGTGGTCTTTGAACTTGAAGACTTCCTTCATGTACTGGTCTTTAAGGTACACGAGTCTGCGGGGATTGTTTAACAATTGACTTACGGTGTGATACATTTTCTTACCATATGGAAGGGTTGTCTTTAGATTTAATATGCTGATAATCATCGAGCGTATGCTTGTAAGAAATGTTACCCGAAGGGTAACATTTTCAAGGCCCGGTGGTCTGGGCTAGGACGGCGAACCAGACTTTTGGCCGAATTAGAAAGTGTCCGAGGGAATCAATCGTTTACATCTCTCTCATGAGACGTTCTCTCTCCGCGTCCTTATCCTTCTTCTCATACTCGGCGATGAGCTGATTGAGGGAGGAGGGGCTTTGCATTGAGAGTATATCCATGATCCTGGTCTTGTCAGTTGGGCGACGGTTGCCTGCCCTCGAGGACTCGATGAAATGCTGATGGATCTCCTTGAGCATCCTGTCCTGCTTCTCCGTGAGGGAGGTGTCGGGCATCTTCCTGATGTATCGTTGTTGGTACTTCTGAAAGAGGTCTCCCACAATCTTGAGCCAGATGTATTCGTGGAGAGGGCGAGGATTGAAATCATACATCGCGCAAAAATCGTCAAGCATTTGTTTGGTCTGGGCGGTCGTCTGCTGGTTTATGCCAAGTCCCAGGTTGATCATGGTGTTCTGGTGTTCAAGCTGGAGGTACCTGAACCTGATACTGGATGTGTTATCCCTCAGTCCAAAGAAGTACTTGTATTGGCTGTTTAGAATTTTGAAGTGCTTGTCGTCGCGCCCTTCCTCGCTCTGGATGGCAATGAAGCCCTGGATGAGATTGAAATTAATTTTGTCGAGCGCGCAGAGCATCTCCTTCATGTCCTCAAAGACCAGTTCTTGAGGTTTTGGGACCGCATGCCCGCCCAACACCACGTCTTCGTCAAGAGACAGATTGTTGTCTTTGTCAAAGACGCCAATGTTGAAGAAGCGGGGAGAGTTCGTGAGGCAGACGATGCGCTCTTCCTTACATGGCTCGAGCAGGAACATATACTTTTTGGTCTTATCCAGGCTGGCATCATAGATCTTATTCAGGTAGTCCCTGGCGTCTTTCTTCCTGTCCTCCAGATTCTTTTTTTCCTCGTCTTCAAAGAACTCGTCGTCGTTAACGGCTCTGATGTTCTCTCGGACTGCGTCGGCAAAGTGGATACCAAATGTGGTAGTCTTTGCTGCCCACTTGCTGTTGAAGGCGTCCAGGCGTCGGTTAGTGGAGGTGTACCATTTACCGTTGATGTTGAACACTCTGAGTAGGGTGCCTTCGTGTGCCTCAAAGAACCTACACTTCTCAAACTCAAGCCCCTCATAGTTGGTCTGATTGAGTTCGATCGAGTACGGGTAGCCTTCGAAGAAGAGCTGGTCACCATTAAAGACGTAGCTCTTGGCGTTGTTGATGTGAGGCACGCATCGTTGGTCCCTGTACTCGGAGCAGTACAACTCAACAGATGGTTGCTCTTTGTCGACATCTGGCTTCTTCCTCAACTGCTGTTGAACGATTTGTTTGGTAATCACAGACATAGTGCTGGACATAGTGCTGGACATAGTGCTGGACATAGTCATTTTTGTCTATTACTTTATGCTCATAAATGTGTTTCTAGGATATTCAACTCCGGAGACGATTTTTATATTTGTGAGCGGCTGTGCTGATCGAGGACACAACCGAGTCCTGATGCTCCTGAGGGAGATGGGCGTGGTCGCGTGCACGATCGAGCGGACGGATCGAAGATGGTTGCTTAGAGACATTTTAATTCACATTAATTTACAGATATATTCATAATGTCTCACAACCGAGCTGAGCAACTTCAGCTTTTCACGATTGGTCTGACCCGACAGCGGCGTGTCTTCGCCGACGTACAGCTCATCAACTGGGTAGGGCGAGATGTCACACCTGATAAGGCCCCCAAAGTGTTTCAGAAGACGGTAATAGAAGGCAACCTCTGTGTCAAAGAGTTCGGGGTTGTTCCGGACCCAGACGCAGAGATGTGAAGGAACGTACAGTTCACAGCAATCGCAGAACGCGTGTGATGTCTTCAAGATGGCGGCCTGCTTCGGCTTGTACGTCTCAATGTAAGGCCTCAGTGGTTCAAAAAACTCCTCGAGGTTGTCAGTCTTCAGTTTGCACTTGAGCGCCTTGATGACTTCAATGAATCGCTCTACCGAGTTGATGTGCGTTTCTAGGAACGCCGAGTACTCGCCATACGAGCTCTCTTCACCGACGTCGATCTCATCAGCTGCCAAACGTGTTAGGTACATGGTATTTACTATAACCCATATTTTTGAAGGCAAATTTCAACTTGTCAATCCGCCCAAGATAACATCAAATCCTTTATGAAACGGATATGGGTTAAAGGATGGTATCCTTTCAGAAAATGGATACCATTTCATATCTTTCGAGTTCCAATGAACAGCAGTCAACTGACAACCCATCGACCGAACGTCGCGTCATCCTCCTCGGCTTTGACAGCGATCGCGTTAAGGCGATCCTAGCCGACGCCGCCGTCACCAAACTTGTCATATTCGACGACACCGACAACGCCCGGCCCAAATTTGAGAAGGTGTATCCTATCTACAGGGACAGAATCACTCTCTACGATGGCGACGTCGAGAGCAACCTTAACGGGTACTTCAAGTTACGTGAAAAGGAGGGTATCACCCGCGAGATGCACAGAATTGAGATACACAATAACCACTTCAATATCGTTTAAGAGCTTGGGGCGCGCGCCGTCACTTGTTTCATAACCCGTCAGAATAGGGTTACGAAATTTAATCACCAATACAAAATGGCATGTGCTAAGATTCCACTATGGGATTGGAAAAAAGGAGGCCAAACCACTATAAATCTAGGTGGTGGGGCCCATATCCCCATGAACTACTTTTCATGCGGCACCTATTACTTTGACGGCGAATATCAAGTCGTCAAATTTCCCAAAGGCATGCAACTCTATCACGGCTCGGGGGCGCTCGCCAACGCGAACGTCGAATACCCGGCCGGCATCGACTTCTACAACCCTCATAGGATGGGGGCCCCATCAAACGTCGACGTCAATAAAAACACACTTATGAAAGACGTGGTTAATCAACCCAATCAAAGCGTCGCATTTGAGACTACAAAGTTCTTCAAAGTATCACCTGGTTGGTTTGGAACCCCCAACATAGCGCGGACGTACTCTCTCCAGAACCCCAAATTCGCCAAGATCTGCGGCGACAAATGCATCAGCGTCTACGAACTGAAAGAAGACTGCGTCTTCTTTCTCCTAGATAATAACTTCAACATCTGGCGACTCCTCAATAATCCCAGTGTACCGGATAAAAACAAAAAACAACTGAGATTCATGTTTGACTTGAAGACCCTTGAGGCGGGTTACTCAGACACCGAGTTTGGAAAAATCAGCATCAAACGTAAGAAGCGTCGATCCTACAGAGACGTGGACCTCCCCTTCACTGACTGGCTCTGCACTTACATTTCCAAAGACTATGCCGGGTACGCGGCCAACACACCAGTTGAGAAGAAACAACTGTATTTCCACCTTGAATTCATGTTCTGCAACCCCCTCAAGTGGCTTAAGAGGAACTTAGCAAACCCACTCGACTGGCAACACTCAAACCTCAAAGACGCCCCCGTTGAGATATCACTTCTTCTAGATCAGATGGCCCTGTACAAGTCCACAAATGTCGACTTCCACGCGGGCAACCTTCTTGAGCACTCGATCTGGTCACTTTTATTCGCAGAGCAACTCGTCCTGAATACACCCAAGTACGGCATCCCAGACCTCGATATCCAGAAGAAGATAGCAGCCACCGCCTTCATTCACGACATAGGCAAGATGGCACCCAACAACGACCACGTAACTAAGAGGAGGCATGACTGTGTCTACTTCTCAATCCCCGATCACCCTGAGATTGGGGGAGACTACATCCGCGGAACGCGCCCCCTCCCCATCCTCGACGAGAACATGAGACAGATTGGATCTTTTAAGATATACGACCTGTTGGGTGAGTTAGGATTCAGACAGGAGGATCTACCCATCTTGGCCAAAATCATCGACTTGCATTGGGAACTGGGCAACTACATCGGGAGATGGCAAGACTATGATGACCTCAATACTGTAGACGCATACATTGATCACGTCGGCTCGCATGAGCCCTTCGCCTTCTTCTACGCTCTCGTCATTGTGTCTGTGGCGGATGTGTTAGCGAGCCAACCCTATGGTATAAATAATCTCACTGTTGAGCTTAACCACCACTCGCGGTTCTTCCCGTTTATCAGCAACGTTCCCAAGAAATACAGAGGGGGCGACCTAGCGGATGTAACGGCTGAGAAGCGCAATGCTTTTGCCGAGCGTGTCCTAGACAGAGTACTTGAGAGACAGCGGGGTGTAGATGGTATGGAAGTGTCAGGATAGGTGGGGATGCCAAACATGTAAGTCTCTAAAGGCAAACCATGTGGGTATAAAATGGATAGAAAACATTGTATACTCCTGTACTCAAACTACTCCCAAGCCTCAATTGAGCTGTTGACATACATCAAGGGTCTACCTCTTGACTTCCCCAAGATCACCGGCATGACAATAATCTGCGTAGACCACGAACAGTTCAGGGACACACTTCAGAAGAACGGGATCGAGTACGTGCCCACTTTGTTGGTTGAGTACTACAAAGGGGCTACCCCTAATCAAACCAAACAGAAGTTTGAACGTGACTACATATACATGTGGATCGATCAGGTCATGAAGGCCCTGTGGCCACAGACTCCTCGGGCCCCGGATCAACAACCTGTAGGGCAAGAGCTCCAGGAGCAGAGAGGGAGTCGTCGTAGGACCGAATTCCCAGCCGTTACGGCCAACGGCCCCCCGCATGATGGTAACGTCAACCAGACAGGAGGAGTCATGGACCGAGCGGATCTTAGCTCCCCACCTCAGGAAGATGTACCCCAGATTCAGAAGAAAGAGAAACTGGACATCACGGCGCTGGCGCAGCAGATGGCCAAGGACCGCGACTCGTATATATCCGACACCGCGCCGGCCCACAAGAAGGGGCGAGGCCCGCAATGAGTCCTACCAAATTATCCTGAAACAAGAAAATGGCTGATCGAATTGCAAACCTGCCACTGTCCCAGGAGCAGCCCTCGGACATTGACGTCAACGTCATGCGAGACGTGTTCGGGGATGGAGTGGCCGTAGCTAAGTCGCTCCAACTCAAGAAACTCGTCGTCCCCGCCATCCTGTTCGTGGTCCTCAGTCTGCCCATGGTAGATAACCTCCTCAAGAACGTGGTGCCTGATTCGAAGATGGTCATCGTGTTCGTGAAAACGCTAATCTTTCTCATTGTCCTGGTCGTGCTCCAACTGGTAAGCGGGTGAGGGCCTAAAGAAACCCGGAGGTATATAAAATGT